AATATTTATTACCTAATGTTACTGCTGTTCTTGACCACATAAATCTATATCCTATACCATCACTATGCTCATTAAAATTATATATTTTCTTTTGTTGTAGTTTAGATTTCTCACAGGATTCCCATAACTTTTTAGTTTCTGTCCAGTTAATTGATAACCCTGATATTCCCCAATCAGTAACTTTTATATTTCTTTTTTTACCTACTACTTGTACTGCCCCAAGTTTGCCTGGCAAATAAACTGTTTCACCTTTTAAGATAGATTCCATTATAAAATCATTGAATCCATTTAACAATTTAAGATATTCAGGCTTAGTAAGTTTTCTTTTAAATTCTGATTTCTTAAAATAATTCTTGTATGCTGTCTGTATTGATTCTAATACCTTTCCTTTACTCATTGTTACTTAGTTGTTTGTTCTGGATTATCTTTTGTATTATTAGATGAATCTTCTTGTGCTTGATTAAACATAGCTATAAGTTCTTGAGTACTTAATTCAATAGCTGCATCTAACATTGAGTTATCTAAATGAAACTCTTTATCAAATACAGATTCACAAGAATCTACTACAGGACAATACATTGGATAAGTATATCCTTCTATTGGGTCTTCTAATAGTATTTCTATTCTAATTACTTCTGCATCATTCTTTGCAGTAACATAAAGATACTCACCTGAAATAAAATAATCAGGTTTATGAGAAGTATATTTATCAAACTGTTTATACTTTTTATCTTGCCAGGTTAGTTCAGAATACACTACATTACCATCTAAAGATGTAACACTTTTAATAATGTGTCCACTTATACCTGATATTGGTTTAGGAAGTGGATATTTAGTTTTAAATATACAACATCCAAGAGGAGGAATACAAGGACATTCTGATATAGGTGCTTTTACAAGTTCTACACAAGGCAATACCTGATAGTTAATACTTGCAATGAATTGTCTTTTATTTACTTTTTCATAAAGTAATCTTCCTCTAGTAGATTTAAGTTTGCTGTAAATATGTCTTGAACTTAATCTGCTATCATCAGACTTAACACCTTTAGAATATAAAGCTTGTATTCTTTGTATGACTTCTTTAATTAACATTGTTGTAAGTAATCTTTTAATATAGTAGTAAAATCATTACAATTTCTCAGTTCATAAGTTCCATCTGTTCTTAACCAAATTATTAGTCTTTGTTTAGCATACAATTCTATTTCTTCTAAGAGTATTTGATAATAACTCAATTGAATTTGATACTTACAATAAGGAGTATTTGGAGTATAACTAAATGGTTCTAAAAGATAACCATACTGTTTATCTAAATCATAATTAGTTTTGTAATCAGCAATAACTATTTCTCCAAGTTCATTATCCCATAACAATAAATCTGATGTACCAGCGTAATTATACTTTTCAGAATACATTTTAAGTTCAGTAGTTAATACTGTATATTTACCTGATAATATATTCTCATGTATAAATTTCTTAACAGCTTCTTCTTGTCTGCAATTTGGAATTAACTCATTATCAACAATATAGTTTTCTGCAAACAAGTGCACTTTAGTTCCTTGGTGTGCTGCTTTTTCTCTTTTGTTTTTCCACTCTAAAAGTATCTCACTTGGTTTAACTTGTAACTTTCTTGCTGTATTTCCTGCAGCTTCTTTTTCATTAAAATCAGGAGTATGTTGTTTAATCATTCCTGTTGTAGAAGTAAGCAATTTATTTTTTACTTTGTACAAGTGTCTTCCTTCTTCAAATTCTAAATCTAAAAATGCATTTTGCAATTTAAATTGAACATCGTTTAAGTTTAACATAAAAAGATATTTGTTAATTTTAACAAATATCTTAATTTTTATTCATAGTTTCAACTTAATCTTAATTATTCTTTTCTAATCTTTCAACTAATGTAAGTAACTTTTTCATTAATGCTGTATTGTTTTCTATAACGTGATTATTAGAACTAACTGTATCTAATAATGTTTTTCTGTCTTCTGAAACATATTTTAAAAGTTGGTCTTCTATTTCTTTTAAACGAGTTTCATTCTTTTTATGAAGAACAAAAAACTGTTTACCCATAAAGTAAATAATACCAATCATAATAATAGCAAATACACCTAGTATGCCATAGTTAGTTAAATAGCTTATCTCTTGGGGTACTTGTAACAATAAGGATTTCATTTAGTTTTGAAATTTATTATGTGATTTAAACTCAACTACCGGCAAATGCTTTACCCACCAACAGTCTATATTTTTGTTTTCAAATATTTGGTGCAATGGCAAAATCCAATTTTCTTCTGCATCTAATACAGGAGTAAATGGCTTATATTCATCGTAAAACTTATCAGACAAATATAATCTTTCTTCTTCATCTAATATACCGCCTAACATAATTAAAATTTTTATTATGGATGTAATGGAGGCTCAGGTTTAGGTATATATTCAATCAAAGGTAAATTCTTTACCCATTGAAACTCAGGAGTTACACATTGGTCAATCTCTTCAACTGAAATTATCCAATCGTCATTTGCATCCTGTATTGGGTTGAAATAGCTGTCTTCATCATATAATTGACCGACAAGGTCATTTTTTTGTGATTCTGTTAAAAGTCCTACGTATATCATACTTGTCTACCTAAAGTTGTTTGGAATGTTTGTATAGCTGTATAATAATTTGTCATTTCAGACGATAACAAAGGTTCACCATAAAATGCAAATGCCATTTGTTGTGTGCTAAAATTAGTAATACTGCCTAAATCATTATATGCACCAAGTGAAAATGTATTTACAGTTTCAGGACTTGAACTGCTTGCAGTTGTAGAACCAACTAAAATTGTTGAATTATTATTTACATACCATTGTGTTGCTGTACTTCTTGAATGACCAATTAAACCTGTAACCCCACTAATATTTTCAGTCCTATTTCCTGACCTAATATTTGAACTAGTAGGCAATGTATTAGTTACTCTAATCCAATAAATACCACTTCTCAATCCTGTTGATGCTTCAGTAGTATTTACTGCAAAAGTTGGATTTGTTCTTAAATAAACTCCATAAGATTGTAAACCTGTTGTTGTTACATCATCTGTATTAAAAAATGTATTAGCGTAACCATTTGTACCATTTGGTAATGCACCATTAGCACTATGTGTCCAACCACCATTAAATACCAACCTAAACGCTGCATTAGTATCTAAAGGATTTTTTAGGTTAAACTTGTGAGTAGTAGCAGTACCACCAACAAATGGATATATAGCTTTCATCTTAGTCCAAATACCATAGCCTTTCATATCAATTACTAATGTATTGATAGCATTTTTCTGAGTGTTATCTGTTATGCCTGCTGCCGTAATAAAAGTCTGTGCATCAGGGTCAAAAGATGACTTAGCTTTTATATAAGTTCCTATTTTAGAACTTGTATTTCCTGCTTTTATATATGCTTTCATCTATGCTTTAGTAATGTTTAAGTTAATAACTGCTGCTGTATTTACTGTAACTGTTATCTTGCTACCTACTGCAATAGTATTTGTAAGTGTATAAGCTGCCCCATCATCAAGTATTGTAGTAGTAGGACTATTTAAAATATTGCTTATTGTGTTAATCTTTAAAGCATAAGGTGCATAAAAATCTACAGTAAGTGCATCCATTAACTCAATTGTATAAAGAATATTTGTTGACTCCCAAACAGCAGCACCTGTAGTATTATCAGTACATGTATAAGTATCTCCATTATCTAAAGACCATTTACTACCAACTAAATAACCTAATGTTACATCATCAGTTACTGTAGGAGTTATATTAAAGTTATATAAAGACCATCTGATGTAGATGCCATTACCATCCATTACATACAATCTCCCTGCTTCCCACTTTAACTCATAACCAACAGCACAAATCTGAGCAATACCTTTACTTCCACCAAGCAATGCATCTATAGTACCTTCTCTGAGTCTTGAGCTATTATTAAACAAAACACCTTGTGTTGTATCAAACTGTATATCATTTGGTCCTGATGTATTACCATTTCCTAATACAGTTTCTAAATCACTAGAACCACTTCCTGCTTCATAGTAATCAAAATTTCCAGTAAATGGATTTAATTTATATGGCATAGTATTATGTTTATTATCTGATTTCTCTAAATTTTACTGCTCCTCTACATGCTTGTGTTCCACTTAAACTTTTCATAATTAAAGTAATTGTACCTAATGTTCTATGTGCACCTGCTTGATTTAAAGTAATTGGATATCTTGAGTTAATTGCAGTATTAGTAACTGATTTTACACTTCTACTTGCAGGAACCCATCCACCATCTATTTTAACTGCATAAGCACCACTTAGTGTACCAGCTGTATTATATTCTGTACTTGAATAAGAAGCACTAACATCATTAAATGTAGTAGTACCTGTTAAATCTTGACCAATTACTAAATGCCATTCTACAGGTTGATTTCCTCCATTATAAACTTCAACATCAATAAATGATACCCTTGACCTATTAGTTAATCCATTAAATAAGAGTTTAGGTCTTAAAGTTAATATATGAGTATTAGATGTTAAAACATTTACAGAACCACTCATTTGTTGAAATGTATATCCAAACTGATTAACATCATCAGTACCTCCTTCAGATATTACAGCAGAACAAAGAAAATACATTGAAGTAGTTGCTGTTGCAGTACATGTCATTCCACATCTTACTGGTAAACTTGCATAAGCCAAATAAGGATGCAATATAAGATTTGAATGAACAAATTCATGTGCATACACAATAACACCATCAATATCAAAACCTATTCTTACTCTACCTGCATACAATGCTTGTAAATCTATTACAAGTATTTGAACTTTATCTGTTGCTAATGTAACACCACTTGGACCAGTACCATCTAATTTATCTAAATTCCATTCTGATTGTAACTTAGTAATATTACCTTGTGATGTACTTGAATACAAAGTAAACTGTTTTTGTGAACCATCTAATTGATATTCTATACCATTAATACCATCAGAGTAACCTGCAAACTTTAAAACATTTGATACTCCCTCAACAAAATTAAATGTTATAAATATTAATTGTGATTTACCTGGTTGATATGGTAAGTATTCAAAGCTTTGCATATATGCTTTTCCACCTGTGGGAGTAGATAAAAAAGTAATATCTGCATGTCTATTTGTAACATCATGAGATATACTTGCTCCACTTCCATTTGTTATTTGTTCATACAAAAGAGGTACAAGGTCATAAGTCAATTGTGCATTAAATAACGTAAGAGGATTTGAAATTCTTAACCTACTAAATGCGTCAAAGTTTGGGGTATCAGAAAAACCAATATTTTGATAACTACCAACATTATCTAGTTTTCCTGTATAGGGATTAATTCTATACATTATGTAGTAGTTATATTTGTACAATTGTTTCCAACATAAGTATAAGTCTGAGTAAATACAAGAGTAGCACCCTCATAGTATTCAGCAACAGTTACATTATTATTAGTATCATAAGTATAATCAATTGAATTACCTGGAGTAGTACTCCAATTAGCATATAATATAGTTGTATATAATAATTGAGTTACTTGTGTAAGTCTATTTATTGCTTCAATAGTAGCTGCACTACTTTCACAAGCACATTGTAATGCTCTATTTATTTGTTTGATATCATCCCTGGTTCCCATCTGTATTTTTATTTTTAAGTTTTTCAATAGTTCTTGAGATAGTATAAACACCCATATCAGCAAACATTGCAAGTAATATAGCTTCAGTAATAAATCCCTCATTACAAGGTTTAGAACTATATAGACAAGTTACAAATGCTATAGTAATTAGTACAGACCATAAAACAGTTCTTACAGGTCTTTGGTAATTCTTTATCAAAATTAATACTTTTTCCATAATTATTTTAATTTTTTAATATTCATCACAATCAATTAAAGTTAATCCTATTATTGAACTTCCACCTGAACCAGCATCACAAGATACATCAGCTTTTAATGTTCCTGAAAAACAAAGAGTACAAACAACATCTTCAGTAACTACAGTAAGTCTTACTTTAATAATTGCATCTAT